CCTTGATCAGTTCAACGACAGCCGCTTCAACTGCTGCCTTGACCGCTTGCGTTCCGGGCTCATTTATAGTGAGTCCTGCTTCTAGTTCAAACGCCTGCGTACCATCTTTGACAAACTTCAGCACTGCTAGACTATCGCTGGTGCTGTAGATCGTTTTCTGCACATTAACACTGGCTAAAACTTTACCAGTATTAACGCTAATCAATCTCAAACTTACTGTTACTATATCTTCACTATATTGTGTTTGTGGGCCTATACCTAATATACGTGCCGCATAACCACCGCTTTTAGTGCTGGTATCATAGCCGGTAATACCACCCTCTATGATCACCCCAGCAAACATCATCGGACTCAATGGTTTAGCATTAGCACCGTCGTATGCTTCACGCATCTGACGTATCAGTTGACGTTCTTTGGTCAAGCTGTCAATGCCCACACGTTCAACTACTGTAAACCAACGACCTTGTCCTACATCACCTAGTGCTTTGATGAGGAATGCATCAGCACCTTGTGTGACCGCAGTTGACAAATTAGCGATAGTTGCTGCCGGACGACGTTGTCCTGTCTTATCAGCAAAACTATACACAGCCACTACCACTGGCTTACCTGCTGGCGGCGGTATAGTATCAAACTCTTTCTGCATCAGATTCTTGACCTGTGTTGGCTTTTCAGGTGAGCTGAACTTGCTGGTTGTAGCACAACCTATCAGCATAAACAACATGAATACAGCTAACAATTTTTTCATATTATTGGAATACAAATTGTCCTAACGGTATAGTGATACTGGTAGAACTTCCTACATAATCTGTTACATTTAGGGTGATCTCAGTGCTGGATTTAGTCCAGTTGATTATGTTGCCTTCAAAATTAAGTGTGCCTGAATTGCTACCTCCATCTGCAAACATAGCAGTGGCCAAGTTCTGGCTGATCTGTGCGTAGATACGTGATTCCAGATTGTTCATGAACTTGGAGATATTGGTATTTTTAGCTTCATTAGCTTCCTTTTCTAATTTAGCCTGTATCTCTTTTTGTATGGCTTCTCTGCGATTATGTTCTTGATTTTCGATGGTGAGGATATGAGCACTGTAACCATTACCGTTGAATGATGGGCTCTTAAATGTGTAATCAGGCAGGGGTTGTGCAGATACCGCAAACGCTGCTGAAAGTAGTAGGAATGAAATACATAGTTTCATTTTCTCGGCTCCTTATTACTATTTACTCGGAACCGCGATTAATTAACTATGTGTATTGTTGACTAGATTAGTCTGACTTTTGGGGGTCTTCGGCTTCTATTCTTTCTAAAATGATAGAATAAAAGCTATCTACTTCGCCACCAAATTTACCTGTTAAATACTCGATACATTGGCGGCAGTAGTTCCATTGTTGGGTATGATACCCGTTAAGGAAATCTTCGTGTAGTTTGATCCACTGTTCTAACTGTGGTAGATCAGGTAGAGCTATTTTTTCAGCAGGAATTAGACAAAAAACTTCTACTTCTTTGCCTTCTACTACTAGTTTTTCTAGATCTAATACAGTGTATTTTTCTCTAAGTTTTTCTGCGTTTTCACGACCAAATATAATATTCATTATCTTTTCTCAGTTATACCACAACGTTCAAATACTGTTTGTACTGCCTGTGCTTGGCTGACACAATCTTCTAAGGCATTGTGCAGGCCTGCCTTGTTCTTATCTCTAGGGTCACCGTGTGTGCTTAATAAGGTACGGCTATCACGGATCTGCCAGAACTGCCATGGACAAGGCAAACCCATTTGGCGATAAAGGTTTTCTAAGATAACGACGTCAAACACAGGCCCCTGTGCCCAGATATTATCGCAACCTACTATAAATCTATTTAACTCTTGTGTGAATTGCTCTAGGCTGATACGATTACCGTCACCCAAGGCTTCTTCTCTGACATCATCAGCTTGACGACCCCACCAAGCTACAGTATTGTCATCCACATGGCGCCCAAGCTCAATCTGTTCATCTACACTGACACGAAAGTAGATACCATCTACGATATCATGCTGTTTATAAGGACTAAATTTACAAGCACCAAAGGTCAATATAGTAGCTTCTGGGCGAGTTGATAGTGTTTCTAAGTCTAACATTATATCCATTATCGTTTACTTTCTGCTTCTGCTACACGTTTACGAAGACTGCTGGAACTGAAACTGTGATCACGGCTGTTAAAGATCAATTTAATATTACGTTTATCGCAGATATCTCGACCTGTAAATTCTTTGTCTCGATATTCTACACCTAAGATACGCACATCGATAGGCAAGGTAAGTAGTATATCTTCGAGGTCTTTTTCTGTATTATAAACCACGATCTCATCTACATAGCGTGTGGCCGCTAGTTGTATCTGTCGTTCCACGATACTTTGTATCGGTGCGTTCTTTTCAGGACGATCCCAGCTGGCATTATTCTGTAGGCCAGCGATAAGATAATCACAGTGATTTTTGGCTTCACTTAACATAGCGACGTGACCTGCGTGCAACATATCAAACTGACTTGCAGTGAAACCTATACGCAGTCCCTGTGATTTTAATTCCTGTACTTTATTGAAGATCATTCAGCTGGTTCTAATTTAATCTGTAAGGGGAATCCATTGTTGCGGGCCAACTGTGTTACTTCTACGCCTTTTTGTTCAGCCATCTCATAAGGAAGTATCGCTGCCGTACCACTACCTTCTTCATGTATCTTCATAGTGACTTCTTGGGCAGATTCCGGTGTGTGACTGAAAATGGTTACCAATGTTTCTATCACGAATTCAATGGTGGTCACGCTGTCGTTGATATAGATCACGCGATATAAGGGAGGTTCTCTCAAATCAAAGTTTGGAGTAGGTTTTACTCTGGTAACAGCTTTAGTGCCCATAAATTCCTTTTCGAATGTTTTTGACATGATTAGATTCTTTCTAATAGCGGGGTAAGTTTCCTTACCCCTGACTATTATATTATACTACTTCTGAAAGGTAATTGCAATCTTTTTTGGCTTAGCTGACTCTGGAACGATATGTTCTAAAGTAACAGTTAAGATACCATTTTTAACGCCAGCACCTTTGACCTCTACATTTTCTGCTAGAGCAAATGTGCGTTCAAAGTCACGGCCAGCGATACCTTGATGTAGATATTGTTGTTCTACTTTATTTTCTTTGTTGACTGCTCCTGTAACAACTAGTTCGTTGTTGACAATCTCAACATCCAACTCACTTTCATCAAAGCCCGCGACAGCTACTTCAATCTTCCAGATAGTTTCCGACTCTTTGATGATATTGTAAGGTGGATAGTTACTGGCATTCAATGTACCAGCTGTTCTGCTGAGCTCATCAAACATGCGGTCAAATCCAACTGCAAATCTTTGGATACTTGGAATATCCAAACTGTTAATATATACTTGTTTCATAGCTTATTCTCCTTATATAAAGCAAGATTAAATCAAGGACCCTTATTCGGCATCCTTTTTAACTTCAGTAAACTCAGCATCAACTACATCGCTGGGTTTTTCTGAATTCTGTTCAGCACCTGATTGAACTTCTGCTTCAGGTGTTGGTTGTTTTAATGCCGCACTAGCTTGGATCAACTTGCCAACTGCTTCTTGTATTTTAGCAACATCCTCAGCTTTAACTGCTTCTTCAACAGCCTTAACAGCATCTTCAACTTTGGTACGAATTTCTTCTGTAACAGATTTAGCGTCTGTTAGTTCTTTACGAGCATCATGAATATGTGCATCAGCTACGTTCTTTGCTTCAACTACTTCACGAGCTTTTTTATCTGATTCAGCATTGGCTTCTGCATCTTGAACCATTTTCTCAATTTCTTCCTCACTCAACCCACTGTTAGCTTTGATAGTGATCTTATTTTCTTTGCCTGTTTTCTTATCTTTGGCACTTACTTTTAAGATACCATTGGCATCAATGTCAAGTGTGATTTCAATTTGTGGATCACCGCGACGTGCTGGTTCGATACCTTCTAGGTTAAACTGCCCAAGTACTTTGTTGTCTCGAACAAACTCGCGTTCCCCTTGTGCAATTACTACTGTAACCGCAGGTTGGTTATCATCTGCTGTGGAGAATGTTTGGCTGGCTTTGGTAGGGATAGTAGTATTCTTTTTGATCAACTTAGTCATAACACCACCAAGTGTTTCAATACCTAGTGATAGCGGAGTAACGTCTAATAGTAGTACGTCAGTCTTATCACCACCAAGCACAGCACCTTGGATAGCCGCACCTACAGCAACAGCTTCATCTGGGTTAACGTCTTTGCGTGGAGCCTTGCCAAAAAGTCGTTCAACTTCTTCCTGTACCTTAGGCATACGTGTTTGTCCGCCAACTAAGATAACGTCATCAATAGCACTTACATCAATGCCTGCATCTTTAATAGCAGTCTTACATGGGGCAATACTACGTTGGATTAGTTCGTCGACCAGACTTTCAAACTTAGCACGAGTGATTTTAACATCTAAGTGTTTTGGCCCATTAGCATCAGCAGTAATGTAAGGTAAACTTACTGTTGTTTGAGTTGAACTCGATAGCTCAATCTTAGCTTTTTCAGCTGCATCCTTCAAACGTTGTAATGCTAGAATGTCTTTGCTTAGATCTACTCCCGACTCTTTCATGAACTCATCGATCATGTAGTCCATTAGGCGTTGGTCAAAGTCTTCACCGCCTAGGAATGTATCACCATTGGTAGCCAATACTTCAAATTGTTTTTCACCGTCGACGTTGATAATATCAATGATACTAATATCAAATGTGCCACCACCCAAGTCGTATACAGCGATCTTCTTATCTTTTTTGTCACTCTTATCAACCCCAAATGCCAATGCAGCCGCAGTAGGTTCGTTGATAATACGCAGGACTTCTAAGCCAGCAATAGTGCCAGCATCTTTAGTCGCTTGACGTTGGCTATCATTAAAATAAGCCGGAACAGTGATAACTGCCTGTGTTACTTCGTAGCCCAAATAGTCTTCAGCAGTCTTTTTCATCTTACGTAGGACTTCGGCTGAAATTTGTGGAGGTGCTAGTTTTTCTTCTTTAATTTTAACCCATGCATCACCATTGTCATTTTTGATGATTTCATAGGGCATTAGGTTGATGTCTTTCTGTACTTCTTTCTCATCAAACTTACGTCCAATAAGACGTTTACTTGCGTAGATTGTATTCTTTGGATTTGTAACTGCTTGACGTTTAGCTGATGCGCCAACTAGAATCTCATCGCCATAGGCAACGATACTAGGTGTAGTACGAGCACCTTCATTGTTTTCAATTACACGGGGTTTGTTGTTTTCTAGGATAGCGACACAGCTATTTGTAGTTCCCAAATCTATGCCGATAATGGTGTTTTTGCTCATTTTGAGTTTCTCCTTTTAGTTAAGCAAGAATTAATTTATAGAGCCCCTAAGGCACTCTATACAATTATTTATTTCTATTACAGTTTATTATATACTAATATAACTTCTTGGGCAACTGTTGGCTCTGTAGTTTCTTTTTCCAACGGTTTTTGGCTGCGGCCGCTTTACGTTTACGTTCCCATGTGGGTTTTTCATAGTGCTCACGAGCACGCATATCTAATAATAGTCCGCTGTCCTGTATCTTTTTCTTAAACTTACGCATAGCCTGCTCTACGTTTTCGTTGCG